CCGGAATACGTGCTGGATCTACATACGTAGGATTATGTCGTTGTTTACCCACATAGGTAGCATAAAAGCCACTCAGTGCTGGTAAGAATACAGCATAGTCTAGTTGCTTGCTGGTAAGATTATCTATTTCCACTGTTATTTGCTTTGTGCTGGTAAGATGTAGTTATAAGTTGCTAGTCCTGAGTTAACAGTGATCTGTGCCGCACCTTCATCACTGATACTGAACTTCTTATCACCTGCTAGGTTTAAGATACTCAATACAGCATTGACTGGCCATGACCAATTTTTACTTAGCGTACCCGTAACGCCGGCTTGGAATACGAAATTACCTGCATGACTGCTATGATCACCAAATGATAATTCTAAGTTGCCATTACTAGTTTTAGCAGTAAAGTTTGCTTCTTCTGCGTTAGCACTTGCTTGGAATTTAAGTCTTTGGATATTAGCCACTGTTGGCTCAAATTCTACGTGCCAACTCACTGGACGCATTTTAACTGTTTTGAGTTTGTCATTAACAATCTCTTGGCTCATAAAACGATAGTCGTTCTTAAAGTCACCAGCGGCATTTTCAAAATGCAGGCCTACCGCTACACTTTCGCCATTTCGATCTTGTTTAGTTAACGTAATCTTGGCATTGTCTTTGTATTCTGGAATACCTAAGATAGTGTTTAGTTTGCCTAGGTTTGGCATACCAAATGTGCCAATAAACTCTGCTACTGGTCCGTTTAGTTTAGCCTGCACGATGACACTACGGTCTTCTGCTAGTGCTTCGATGTTGGTTTCTGAATCTGTGCCTGATACTTTAACTAGGTCAATAATACCTAAGCCGTAAGTGTTTTTAACGATATCTAATAGATGGTCTCTCATTTAATTCTCCTTTGATAATTGATTATATATGATTTATTTAGATCTTGCAAGTCATTTGATAAATTTATTTTGTTAATACTTGTCCCATAGCCTGTGATTTTTTTACGGATGTTAAATTTCCGGGTTTCTTAACCTCTACCCAACTTACCCAGGTATTTTCGTTGTCATTGGTTGCTAGATCTTGAAATCCGAGAATTTCAAATCCCAGATCCGTAACCATTTTTTCTATTAATACATTAGTTGCCCAACAGCATCTTCGTTGATCAACAAAACTAGCAGATGTTTCAATGTTGCCATTGGTGTAACTAAAGAGAAGAACCCCCCCTGGTCTTAATAGAGCGATCATCGATTTAAGATACCATTCTATAGCACTTAACGGAAGATAGTTTAAAAAATCCCAACAAAGTATAAATCCAAATTGTGCATGAGGTAATACTGAAAGGTCTCTTTTTTTTACCTCATATAATCTAACTCTTTGTTGATAAGCGTTAGGGTATCTATTAATCCTTTCATTTAATTCATTAATATCAGATCCGACTAGATATAAAGGATCATTTGCGACCATTGAATTAATTCTATCTGTTGGAGCAACAAAATTATCCGGGATAGGAGTTGATCTATTATATCTACAATGTAATTGTAATCCAGGAAAATGCCAATCGCTATATCCTCCAATTCTGAATTGAATGATTTTTTCTATTTCTCGATTTGTTGATAATAATTGATGTGTGGAATCCTCGGTGAATTTGCTCTCATCTAATTCAGATTGAACTTTTATACCAATATCGTTATCTATTTTTTGTATTGTATTTTTTATTGCTATGATTATATCGTTATTCTTGGCGAGTAAATTCTGATACAATTGGTTATAATATTCTAGATCTTGATGATAGTCGGTTATTTCATGCCGACATTTAATCGTATCGACTAATCGTGTTTTTTCTGAAACTTCAAATTCTAAGGATAAAGTATCGATAGTATCTCTGAGATCATTTTTAAATTTTACTAATTCTGCTAACGTAGACATTATTCAAAACTAAACAAATTATCAAATGTTGTGGCAATCTGTGTGTTCTCGGCGATCTGCCATTTCAACACACCTAGTAAGTTTTCTACCTTTTGATCTACGATACCAGTTTCCATACTAGCATCATCAAATGGCAACTCTTTAAACCATGCAGGAATGTGTGTTTCATCTGTGGGATAACCTACACTACTATATCCTAATGGATTTTCTTTGAGCTTACATACAACAGTTTTCATACCATCTACGATACTCATACTATATTGGTCACCCATCATGCGTTTTAAATTATTCCAATTCATTGCCGCACGCACATGTCCTGGCATGTTGGCTTTACCCAACCGTTCTTCTTCTTTGGTGTATTTGGTTAGATTGTTCACACGCTTAGGTGTACCTTTTTCCCAAGCTGGACGCTCTGTAAAGATCAATTTAAAGTCACGCACCTTGTCGATGATGGCATCACGCCCTGCGCCTGTCAATACTTCTAACAATACACTACTTAAGAAGTCTTGGATGACTTTGGGAGTATCTGATCGTTTCAAATCTAGGCCCATGGCTTTTACTTTACCTGGATTACCGTGTGTGTCTAAACGATGCCCTTCCATGTCATAGATTAGAATAGCATAGCGTTTCTTTTTAATAAACAGGCCTTTAAGTGACACACTTTCTCGACCACCTTTGATCAGTTCACCCTGACGTCGTGGAGTATGGAAAGCCTTTTCACAGAATGCTGGAAAACTTTCATTAACTTGATCAGCGATGCTGTCATATAAGCCTACTGCTATGTCTTTATTCCATTCCATCTTACCTGCTAGAACATCTGCCTTGACCATTTGATACGCACTAAAATAACATGAGTCTGTATCACCATAGATGATCGCCTCACCAGTATGATCATATATGCCAGTGATACACTCGTTAATATAAGCATCCATATGACGAGCGATAGTCCTACCAGTTAAGGTAGTTGACTGTCCGATACGTTTATCAAAGAACCTGCAACCTGGATTCAAAATAGCACCATACAAACTGTTCAGGTTAATCTTCTTAACTAACTGACGCTTGTCCCAGAATGCCGTATCTTCATCTGTAACAGCGTCTTTCTTTTTAGCCTGCATGTCCTGACGTTCAGCATACCATCGTTCTAGCAAACCTGGAATAATACCTTTGCGTTCATTGTTGAAGATAGTGCCATTGGCTGATAATATCCAAGGCTTGTTGCTGTCAAAGATTAGTCGCCAAACATCTGCGGCACTTAGAACATCACTGGTACCGTTGGCCCAATCGATGGTGATCTCAGTACCGACTTCACCATTCATGACTGCTGTGTATTCTAGCGATCCAAACAAACCTTCCCATGCGTCAGCGAATGACGAACCTCCAGTTTGTTTTTCTTTGATATAGTGTTCAGTCATCACAGGACGCAGTTGTCCTACGATAGTCTCTGGACCCATGTTAAGTGCGCGAATGGCTGATGGATACAGTGAGTTGATGTCGATAGCACCAATGTAATCATGCATACCTGCTTTGGGGGTCGCTACATACGCACCAGCCGCCTGTGTATCAAACTGTTCATCACGGTTACGATTTGGAACAACCATACCAAGTTGATGTGCTTCGTTAATGATAGCCTGTTCGGTTACAGCCACAGCACCCATTGTTGTTTGTAGTAGCACGGTGTTGTCATGCGCTAACTCATTGGCTAGATCTAAGAAGCGTAGTTTTGTATCTAGTTTGTGTAACAAGGCTGTGTCTTGGCGATTGTATTCGATAAACTTAGCAAAGTCTTTGTTGTACAGTTGATCTAATGTGCCCTCGTACTGAGTTTTACTTTCACCAAGTTCATATTCACTAATAGCATCTAAACTATAACTGTGACGTTCTTCATAGGTATATTTGCGATAAAGTTGCATATAGTCCATATGCACACGACCGATCAAGTCAAAAGTCATGTTAGCGGCACCAAAACGTTCAAACTCACGTTGCTTAGGGAACTGTCCCCATAGGCAGAATCTACGTGTGTCATCTTTACTGAGCACGCGATTGGTTCGCTGTATCATGTAAGGGATATCAAAGCCTTCTGAGTTCCACCCACTTAAGATATCTGCATCGTCAATTAAGTCCAAGAACGTTTTCAGCAAGTCTTCTTCGCGTTCCATTAAGAAACAGTTGTCATATTGGCGACAGATCTCTTCGGCAGTTTCCCAGCTCATGCTCTTGGGCGGCACCACCATAGTTACTAATTTGTCTAACCAATCGAGATAAACACTTACTGCGGTGATTGAATTAAATGGGTCATCTGGTTTTGAGAATCCACGAACGGGATCAAAGTCTACTTCAATGTCAAAGAATGCTGTCTGTAGTTTGGGGCTGGGCTTACCTAGATAGTTTTCTTCTAGACAACGGAATACTGGGTTAATATCGCTTTCCCAAATCTTCTTACCACTGTTGATTTTAAGTTCTTTGTGGAACTCTTTACCTATGCGTGTGCTGAATCTGCTGACAGGTGTGTCATAGATAGTGCGGAATTTACCGCGGGGGTCATCATAGTAAAATGTGTAATTAGCAGGGAATTCTTGATATTCTCTCTGTCCATTTACTCGTTCTACGATGTAGATACGATCTTTATTTCGATCAAATAGTGCGTCTACGTAACTCATTCATTTCCTTTTTGTGCGACTTCTAGCTCACACACACTCTTCATGCCCAAGGTGGGCGACTTCTATTGTGCTACTAAATTCTGCTGTGCTGATAAGAATTTATCTTTTTTAATCTTTGTCATTAATGTAATGCACTTTTTAACATCTAGATTATTCTTTAAAAAATTATCACTAGCATGAAAATATCTGATGTCACAAAGTAATACAGATCCAGCGACCCATTTAAATATGTTTTGAATACTTATGTAAGGTCTTTCTTGTGGCCAACAATGGCTAAAATATTTCTGATATTCTTCCTCTGTCATCTGATCTGCCAATGGTAGAGGATCATTCTTTTCTTTATAGTTAACGAAATGGCAATACTCACCATATTGATTTAGTATAATAGTTTTAGCATCGCATGTCAAGAGCGGAATAATAACTAAATAGAAAGGAATTTCATCTTCTGACAATTCTAATGCATTTCCAAACCAACCATAGTCGTTGTGTATTTCGTAAGGTATAAATGATTCTAAAATAAATGGTTCAGGGCACATCATATTACTAGAAACTACACTAGGTAATGCTTGATTGATTATAGTTGAGATATCATTATGATTTTGCCACTTCCAAAGATATCTATGAGAAAGTGTTTTACCTTGAGTTGGTCCGGGCCATGACTGCACCGACGGTATCATTTTGCTGTTGTTTTCGACTTTTGTCGTAATAAAATCTAAATCAGATTGACTGAATTTGTTTTCTAAAATCAAAGTAGGTAAAAATGGCAAATTATTATTCATGTTTAAATATTTAATACCCTGTAAAATCCTATACCATCAATGATAAAAAGCGTCATAGTAGTCATCAATAAGCCAAAACTTCCACGACTGATACTTGTAAACATACTAATAGTTAATGCTACAAATATGATCGGATAAACTATCAACCAATCAGTATAAGGTACTGTTAAACTTACCGACAGTGCTATTACTATGTTTAATAACCAATTACATATTTCTAAACATAATCTAACGGGATGGCTATGCCAATCTCTTTTGACAAAATTCCAGGTCGCGTGCCAATCGATCAAACCGTGCGACCAACTGTTTCAAGAATGTCTGTGACTGTTTCGTGATCAGCATTGGTTTCGGTTAGTTTAGATTTTTGAGCAATTTTAATTGCTTTTTTAAGCAAACTAGGTTTGATTTCTAATTCTTCTGCTACTGCTTTTACAGTATCATTTAATCCTGCGCTCAAATCTTCTACTTCTTGTAATACCGCAATACCTTCGTTAATTAGTTGAGTTAATTTAGCTTTTTGTTCGCCTGAAAACATTTTTGATGCCATGATGTGGCTCTCCTTGGTTGAAAAATATATTATACTATAATTATATATGCGTGTCTACGAGTTTGTTAATTTATTCTGCAT